CTACTGGTATTGTATATCGATATATGCGTATCCGCTGGTTTTGCGGACGTATGCAGTTCCGCTACTCCTGAAGCCCTGTATCCACAAGGTTTGTATGCCGCGGGGCGCCAAGACAAGCGGCAGCTCCACTGTACATTGTGCCCACGTTCCGGCTGTTACTTCCACGGTCTCGCCAAATACCGCTGATACTCTCAGCCGCAGGAATACTGTCAGGGCCGTATTGTAAGTTTCTACGACAGCAACCAGCTTGGCGTGCTGGTAGAGAGCAGGCGTGTTGGCGAAAATAGGCAACACGACATTCATGGACGCTATGTCGGTAAATGATGTTGTGGGTATGAGGGAGGTGCTGAATTTGTGTTCCAGATACAACTTGTCGGGCATAGTCGTTTGGAATGAGACCCGGTCAAAGTATATGCTTGCCGCCACGTTGGTGTCCGTAAAACCGCCGATTAGGCGGATTTTGATATATGTGGCATTGACATTTTGTCTTGATACACAGGCAATCAGCATAACCCATGTAGCGGGGGTGTCTGTCCGTGCATCTACCGTTACCTCTTCCAAAAACGTCTTGTCCCTGTTAAAATATCTGATTGTGAGGTGATTTTTGCAGGCTGCCGTGGCGTATGTCCAAACGGTGACCCAGCCAAAGAAGGAAAACGGGATAAAGTCAGAATCGGCAAATCCTCCGCCGTTTCCGGCCCCGCCGGGGTGAACAAATTTCAGGCATTTTGAGCCGCTTGCGGGAGTCAGCGTGTCCAGCGCCGCCGATCCGCCCGAATAGGTCTGTATTGTCCACATATCGGGCAGATTGTCATTGTCGCCGTCCACCTCAAAATCTCCGTTCGGGACAGATCCGCCTGATCCGGAGCCGATCTGGGAATAGAGGTAGTCAAAATTATCCTTGATTTTTTGTCCGAGCTCGCTGGTGATCCCCATGTCGGGCGCCACTTCCGAATTTGATAGTGCGTCATATGCCATTTTATCTCCTTTTTATCTCCTGGTTCTTTGTTAACGACGAACGAAGCACGAGGAACGAAGAACTGTTTTTATAAAAATCCATATCCGTCGTCGTTGTTGCTCATTATGCCCTTGTCGCTCCAGTATCCGTATTCCCGTTGCCTGGGGGTTGCCTGGCCGTATAGAGGGCTGTCGGCCGCCGGCCTAAAATATCCCGTTTTCCGGGAATTCAGCAGCATTATTTTTACCTTGATCCCGTTTTTATCCTTCTCCCGGCGCACGATCTGACCCCTGACGTATGCCAGGGGAGACCCGTCGGGGTTGCACAGCTCATCGGTAAATAAAAAAACATAATCTCCGGTAAGCAGATACGAGTCTTTTTCTTCAAGCCGGGCCGTTATCAGGGGCGGAGGGTTTCTGTGGCGGGCCATGTGGCGTATGGCCGTCAACCTCGCATAGCGCAAAAGCTTATCTTCAGCGGCAAAACCGGACAGCCACCACCGGCAATAGATGATTTTTTCGGCCACGGAGTTGTACAGGACAGGGCCCTCGGAGTCGGCATCGATAGCTACCTCGGCGCGGTTGTAGTCTGTGGCGGTTTTAAGCTTGCCGGTGGGGATAATATCCCAGTAGATCGTAACCCTGCTGATTCGCGATCCGGCGTTCAGGTCAACGTCCGCCGATTCCCGGATGATATTTGCGGTGTCGGTGATATCACGGTAGGTGCGTCCGGGACAATTCGGCAGATGCCGGGAAACGGTTATCTTCGCGCTCTCATTTACCCAGGATTTGCAGTCCAGGAGGCCTATCAGCTCCCAGTAGAGATCGCTGATTTTTGTCGGCTCTGAGATAAGGGCCATGAAATCCATATCCACGACAGGCCCCGTTTTCCACCGGGCAAATGCCGGCGCATCAATCTGAGCTGCCGGTATGCCTCCATAGGTTGTCAGCAGGGTTACCAGCAAATCAAAGGGGTTTTGAGGTTCAAACCGGATGACCTCCTGGATTTTATCGTTTTTCTTGTACGCTACTGCGACAGTGCCGTAGAGGCCCCGGACGCAGCCCAGCAGCGTGCCTGTCGAATCGATTGACGTATAGGATATGATCTCGTCCTTAATGCGAATACATCCGGACAGGGGGGCCAGATGCCCCGGGTTTGTAACCGTTATGGTCGCTGCGGAGTCGGTTATATCGGCCGTCAGCTTCACGTCCAGCTTCCTTGGGAGGTCTTTTGTGGACAGCTCTTTCAGGATATCTTCGATTTCTATGGTGCAGTAACCCCGGTCAAGGGTGATGTTGTAGATAATGCCGCAAAAACGCTCCTGAAAATCATCGTAGGCCATACCCTCAAAACCCTCGTAGAGCTTTGCGTATCGCCCCTTATAGTTGGGCAGCCGCGCTGTGAGACGCTTAAAAAACGTTGTCTCATGATGGGTTGTGCGTTGCAGGTAATACGGGTCGGCATCAACGTCGTCGTCTATAGGATCGACACACTTGATTTTCACCCTGCCGGCAATGGTAAGGTTATTTGCCTTTATCTCTGTGGGCAAATAATCAATGTTCTCGATAAAGGGGCGGGGCTGCATGGTCTCGCCTATCCACGGCAGGCGTTCCCACGAAAACTGTCCCCACGCTGCGTTGAGCCGTGAAAAATATTGAGGGGCCAGGTGCGATGAGTATATGCGGTAGGGTTTAACGCCGCGCCAAAAGTTTTGCTTGCTCTTGCAGGTAAAAAACGTGCCGTAGCAGGGCGCGCCCGTGCCCGTGCAGGGCGCCGAACCGAACGTGTTCAGACACGTATCGAGCATCAGCTCCAGCACTGATACGGGGGTGCGGGAAAACCGGCCGCTGTAATCTGCGTAGGTCATCGGTATTACGACAATACCCTCACCGCGATTGCCGGGATGGTATCGGCGGTTGTCAGGGCCGAACCTCCGGCGGTAAATGTCGACGGAAGGGCCGCGTAGGTGAAGGCCACCGTCCATCCCACGCCCAGAGCAGTTCCGAGACCGCTGTCAAGGCCAAGGATGGGGAACATGGCAGTGCCGGCAATCGCCCTGATTGTAGGGGCTGCATTGCCCACCAGGGCCAGCCAGTACAGGGTATTGGCGTTTAATATCTGGGAGATGGTAATTTCTTTTACCCCGGTTGTGCCGGTGTCCACCGTGCCCAGATCGGCAACGAGGGTTCCCGGGTATCCGTTTGCGTTATCGTTGTAGATCCCCAGTCTCTGGTTGCCTGCCGTAAGGGTGGTTACGTTAATGCCGATGCGGTCAAGGGTGATTTTGTTGCCTGTCCAGATCGGCACAGCGCGCAGCACATTTGCCGTAGGGGCCGCCGTGGTAAGCGCCGGAGATGCCGGATGGCCTCCCAGGTACCGCCGGTTCCGGGTTGAGCCGGTAACGCGGAACACATCCGGGTTGCTTTTGGCGATATTCGTATCGATGGAATCAAAATTGTTGTTGACCGCCGGGCCCCAGTTGGCCCCCGGTTCTCCGGCGTCAGGCTTTGCTAATGTCAGATTTGCAGTATAGGTAAACCCCATGATGTTCCTCCTTTATTTTAGCTGACAGCTGAGAGTCGACAGCCAAGAGCCGCTCTCATTTATACATCCTTGTTGGATATCAGCATAAACCCATACGAATTAATATAGTGCGCATACGTAAGGGGCGCCGACAGATCGCCCTCTCCGTCGAACATGCCGAAAATCACGTCATGGGGATAGATTGCAGGGTCCCAGGCATAAAACATGCCCTCCATGGACAGCAGGGCGGCCTCCAGCCAGGACAGCCAGCCGTAATTGGCCCAGGGAATCTCTCTCCAGGTAAAGTCACCCCAGCCTTTCAGCGCCCAGTCGCGGTCAATGAGGGAAACCCGCACGTTTGTTTTCAGACTGACGGCTCCCCTGATAACGCCCAAGGGCTGGCCTGCCTTGCTGTACATAACCTCCGCCGCCTGGCTGACCTCTCTGGGGGCATAGGGCGTGTCCGGCGGATAGGGCAGCTCAAGACACCTGCCCAGCTTCATTGATCCGATCCAAACCGGCACAATTGCCCGGCCGAAGGATATACACCAGTATCTCCGCCGGGTCACAGAAAATGTTCTCAGGATTGCTCTGTTCGTGAGGGCGTAAAAACCGGATACAACCGTGACAACGCTGCCTCCGCCTCCGCTATCGGTGAACGGCATTGTTCCGCCGGCCACGGTAATGGTGCACCCTGCACTTTTCAGGTTGTGCCCGGCTATCCCGATAGCGTTTATGTCGGCCTCATTCCCGCAATCGATACGGATGCTCTGAGGGGCTGTTGTTACAGCCTCCCACCGCTGATAGAGCCTGGTGTTTATCATGGCGTCTGCTGTCGATTGCGCAAGCGGGTCTGATGCCTGCACGTTTCCCCTGGTTAACCTGGTATCAAAAAGCAGGATCGGGTTACCCATAGCGCCCTCCGGGCGAAGCTGTAAGCTGATAGCTGAGGGCAGTTCCTCGTTCCTGGTTCTTGGTTCTTGGTTTACGACCAGGAACAACGCACCAGGAATTAAGAACTGTTTTTGTTTGTATCATGCTCCGTCTCCTATCGCCTTTTGTATTGCCGGAAGTGTTTCGCGGGCAAATTTGTCGTGATCGATCACATGGCCGTAGATGTAAACGTTGACTGCCTGAGAGCGCTGAACGGGGGCCGTTTCGGCTTTTTCCACCGGCAATTCCTTTTGATTTTTCGCCCCTCCCGCCCCACCGGATGGCCTTGGGACTGACGCTCCCCCTCCGGGCTGCATTGACGCTATCTGGGCAACCCTCGCCATGCCGAATGCTATGGCTGCGGCGGCGGCGGCAATTCCGAGAGCCGGGCCGACATAGGGTATACTTGCCATGGCCGCGTAAGCACCCACAGCGGCCTTAATTGTGTCGATGGTAGCCTGGGCTATGGCGAACGCCTTATAGGCTGTGAAGGCGGCTTTTGATTGTTGGCCGCTCGCATTGTAGAACGCCATTGCCAGCGATGCGAGCATGCCGAACGTAGCGGAGGCCATCTGGAGCTTCTGTTGCTGGATCATTGCTTCCTCGTCCGCTTGCCACTGGGCGATGACCAGCTCTTGCTCGGCAGCGGTTTGTGCGAGCTCCAGCTTCAATGCATAATATTCGTTGAGCTTCTCTATCCTGGGGTCTTCTTCCATGGCAAGCGCTGCCCCGATAAAGCCCGCTACTTCGTTTCCTCCGGGTCCTTGCCGTACTGCATTCATGAGCGCCTGGTTTTTCAGGTCGTTAATATTGCGTTGGTTCTCTAACAACTTTTCGCTTATCTCCAGTTTTTTCTTGCTCACCTCTTCCAGGTGATAGGTTCCAAGGGCATTCAACTCTTTCCAGAGTTCCACATATTGCGCATAGTATTCCTCTTGTTTCTCGCTCGTATCAGCCAAAACGCCTTTGATTCTGACAAGCTCCAGCTCATTTTCAATAAGGAGCCGCTGTCTTTCCTGTGTCCGTTGCAAATGGTCGAGACTGTTCCGGTTGCCTGAGTTCCGGAGGTCGTCAAGGCGCTGTTCCTGGTTGATGGCGTTTGCCTGGGCATCGGCCTGGCGTTCGTATTTTGCAAGCTCGGCAGCGGATATCTGTTTTTGTATCTCTTCGGATGCTTTCAGCCTGCTTTCGTACCAGGCCCAGTTCTTCATCTCGTTTTCCCAGTTCGTTATCTCGCCTTTAGGGCCGAACTTGGCGCGCATTTCTTTGGCTTTATTCCCTATTTCGGCGAGCTTCCGGGTCAGCTCATCGGCTCCGATAAGCCTGATATCCGCCAGTATGCCGCGCAATGCCGTTGCCCATTCGCCGGCTTTTTTCAGGTCTTCTGCGGTCTTTTTCGCCTGGTCGCCCATGGTCGCCAAGCCTTGGCCTGCTGCGGATGTGGTTGAGGCAAATGCGGAGGCAAGGTCCGCCAGGGCGGTTTTGCGGAGTTCTCCCCCGGCGCCGAACATATTATTGGCCACAGCGTTCCATTGTTCAAACGCGCCTTTGGTGATACCGACTTTATCGGACAGCCACCCGCTGGCGGCAGCAACCTTCATCGTGGCCCCTGCGGCATAGAGCGCCCACGAGGCCCATTCACGGAATGTGCCGACAATTACCATGGCGGTGCGGATCAACACATCGCCTGCTATGAGCTTCAGGTTGCCGATAACCACGCTAAGGCGTTCCATTTTATCCGCAGTAGAGTCTGTTGCTTTGCCGAGACGCTTTTTTATTTCCACTACTTTCTCCATCACTATGGCGTAGCGGGCCTGGGCTTTTTCAACGTCGGACATTTTGTTGACCAAATCCCCGTATCTGGTGGTCAGGTCAATAATTCCCACGGATGCCTCAAGGGCTCGTTCACGCCCCAAAGCAATGGCCTGAGTCAAATTTGAAAAGGAAACAGACACCTTTTCTCCGGTAATATCTGTCAGCCGTTCAGCGGCCTCGGCAAGGTTGACGATCTGGTCGGGGTTCAGACCTTTTGCAAGGCCCGTAGCTGCCGTCTGCGCGCTGTCTGCCCATCCGATGAGGCCACGGGAGACTCGGCCAATATCGTCGATTATCCGGTCTGCCGTGGTATTGTACGCGGCTGCCAGAGAGTTTAGCGATCCTTTGCGCTCCTGGTAGGCTGCCGCCTGATCGGCGAGATCCCATGCCCGCCGAAGGGTGTAGAGTGCTGCGGCGGCGGCGGCGGCAAATGCAACCCAATGGGCTTTTAAGGCATCAAAGGTTTTTTGGGTATTTTTTTCCAGGGCATCGAGGGAGGTTGTGACCCCGTTCGCTGCCGTAATCGCTCCCGCGTTATTACCGGTAATGATGATCTCTATTTTACTGGGAGGCGACATAAAAGCTCCTGTTCAACGTCCTTTTCTATGCGGTCAATTTCATCGTTATACTCACCCATGCACACCCACTCCTCGAGGGAGAGATCGTTTCGCCTGAAGGGGTACCCGCCTTTTTGCAAAAGCGCAAGGAAGGCGATGTGATGGTGCCACCTGGAGGGCTCCACGGGTCTGTTGTCACATGTTTCACATATTGATTCAAGCATGCCTCCGCATCGCTTCTCGCACCCTTTTCTGGTTTCGGCGGTGCATTGGTTCGCTATTCTCCGGAGCCCCCTCCGAAAGGGCTTGTTCCGTCGTCTTCCTCCCCTTCGTCTTCGGCTTCTTCAACGCGGGCGCCCTGGAATACGGCCATTGCCATGGCGTTGACCAGGTCTGAAGCGGATTCCTGCACCAGGGTTTTCCAGTCGGGATAATAGTCCGGGGTGGAAGGGTCGCTGGATATGGGTTTGCCGTCAACGGCAAAAGCACCGTCTTTAAATCCGGTCAGTACCTTCATGCCGTATTCAAGGCGTGCTTCTCCGGACTTATCCATAAATCTGTTCTTCTTCCACTGGTGAGCGGCCCGTTCAAAGCCCACCCGCTCGCTTGCCGTGGGCATACGGTAAAACAGCTCTGCTGTTTCTCCCGTGATGCTGTCGGTTATTCTGATGCTGTGCTGTGTTGCTGCTTTTAGTTCACGCATGGTTTTCTCCTTATTTACAAATAGTTCTTGGTTCCTCGTGCTTCGTTCGTCGTTAACAAAGAACCAGGAATGAAGAACGAGGAACTGTTTTTACCTACGTATACGACAACGAAATTTCATTATTCCCTGTCGCGCCCGGCACAAAAACCAACGGAAGCTGATAGGTCATGAGATTTTCCCTGTCGCCGTATTTAATGCCGGATATCTGCACATTGGGGCCGGCGATAATGAGCCTGTTTCCGGCAACCGATCCTACGGCGGCGGTAAAGGCCACCTGGGAACTGTTTTCCTGCATGGCCCAGAAATCCTTTATAGCGATGGTGACAAGCTCCGGGTCAAGCTCCCCGGTCACGTTTCTGCCCTTGATAAAATACGCCAGAATGCCGGTTGCCGCGTTCGCATCCACCCTTTTTGCGATCTCGTTGCCGATGGACACCTTGAAATTCTCGACAATGGCCGCATAGGAGTCCAGCGCAAGGGTGGCGCTCAAAAATCTTGGGGGTATTGTTGACTGATAGGTGCCTGTAGTGAGCGCGAGGTCCTCGGCTTTTTTGTAGAGACCCGTGAATTCCCAGTTGATTTTGCCGTACTGCCCTGCTTTGACGTCGATGTCGAAGGTTCCCCGGCAGCCGGTGATCTTGTGGGCCATGCCGTCGAAGTAGAACCAGATGGTGACGGAATCGGTTGTGAGGATGTTGCTGTTGGGCGCGTAGACGACGGTCGAGCTGATTGTCTCCGTGAATCCGCACGCCTTGAAAAGCGGACCGACTTCGGGGGGTGTGGCCGCTGTGCCGCTGCCCTTTATCTCGGTGGTAAATTTGATTTTGATTGCCTCTCCCACGTTGAGTTTGGGAAAGGCCCCCAGAAACGCCCGTGTGTTGGAACGCTCAAGGGATGTGACAACCGGCTCTACCTCAGGCCATTCAGATAATATGGAGTTGTTGGCAGGCACGGGAGCTGCGTCTGTGCCGTATGTTGTTTCGATCTTTGCGAGCAGTAATGCTTTACCTTTTATCGGCATAATATCCTCCTTGTTTTTATTGGTTCTTAGTGCTTAGTTCTTCTGTGCTTGGTTGTAAACGAAGAACGAAGAACCAGGAACGAAGAACTATTCTCTGTTCTCAACATATACCGCATCTTTGCCGTAGCGTTTTATTGTTGCTTCGTCAGCGGGCGTCCATGTGCCCGTCTCCGGATCTACTATCCAGGATCCGCTCGGTTTGTCGGTTAAAATCTGTATATCGTCGTTCGTATTTCGTATTTCGTTGACCGCGTTTTTTGATGCCATATGTCCTCCTTTCTATGTTCCTGGTTCTTAGTTCTTCGTTCCTGGTTCTTAGTTCTCCGTTCCTGGTTGTACAACGAAGCACGACGAACAAAGAACGACGAACGAGCATCTGCTGACTGTTCACTGTTTCCATGTTACTACTCCATATTTATGGGTGACGGAGAAGGTCATGGCATAGGCGATCTCTCCGGACTCATAGGATATGAGATCTGTTTTTTCAAAGTTCATTTGATCCAGGTCGTCATGATCCCAATTTTCTCCGTGAAGGCTTGTCCGGACTGCAACGAGGAGATCATAGGCTGACCGGGCAGCTTTTTTCTCAGAGACAAGGTTTTTGTGGACCACCACAACCTGGAAGGTTTCCTGCATAACGAGCCGTGAGCCCATTCCCGTGTTCACATCTCCTGTAAAGCAGACGAGGGCGGCGGGGTAGCTGAGTACTGTGGGGATGGCCTTTCTGCCTGCGGAAAGCACCTGGCGGAAAAGGCTCAGGCCTTCAACGGTTGCTATGATATGGTCTTCAATGTCGTCAATGGTCATAACGCATTCCGTGCTGGTTCCTTGTTCTTCGTTTTAAGTTCCGCGCACCAGGAACCAAGAACGAGGAACGAGGAACGCGGTATCATCAGAATCCCTCCAGCTTGTCCCGGGTGAAGACCCGGTCATCGGAGGTTTTGTTGCACGCTGCGCTTGACCCTTCCGACGACGGGGCAGGGGCAGGGTCAAGACCCAGGGTGATGGTTCCTTTGGCGATGCCCTCCAAAACCCGAATAGCGTTTTTGTAGCGGTCTGCGCGGGCTGCGGGAATTTCTTCCACGCGGCGGGAGTAGAGGTCATAGATAGCCAGGTCGACAGAGAGCTTTTTCACGACGGCAGGGGCCGGGGCAAAAGGGACCGCATACCGGGTTGCGCAGTAGCTGTCGATTGTTGCGTCGGCGGAGGCTATGGCCTCAGCGACGCGGGCAGCGTTCATTTGGCCTGTGCCCTCATCGTCGGTTAACTGGGTGAGGGTGTCTTCCGGGATGATCTTAATGATGTCTGTCTGCGCACAATAGGCCATCTACGCCACCCCCTTCATGTTCTCGATGTAGTACCTGTAGTCCGCTCTACCCTGCCGGGCCGCGCCATAGAGGAACGAGACCGTCACCAGGCGGGTTTCAATCTCGTGATCGGCCACCAGAATAGCATTTTCCGCCGGGGTTATTTCAATGTCATGGGTCGGCCCTATCGGGGTGAACGCCGTATCATCCTTGACCCCGGTAATCACCCCGTCGGTGATATCATCAATCCGATAGGCGCCGGAGGACGGAACAGCGGGATCCCCGTCCTCATCGGTAAAGGCCACCCGAATAAGATAGGTGGTCTCTTCTTTGATCGCGTCCATCTGTCAGCTCCAGATTATTTGCAGATCTAATGTCCAGGTCTGCCCGGATGCCTTGGTGCCCTGGGCGCTGACCTTGCGGTTTAAGTTGTCCGCGGCGTCAGAGTTGCCGGACGCTACCGTGAACTCGTTCCATGCGAAGTTGGCCTCCGAGGATCCGAAGACGGCCCGCCAGGTTGTTGTCTGGCTCGATATCAGGGGATATGTTGCCTCCATGGCCTTGTAGAGTTTGTTGGTCGATGCCTGGAGCCCTGTCTGACTCGCGGCCTCGGCTGAGGAGGAGTCGCCCACTCCTAAATAGCTGTTAGCGTTGTTAAAGGCGGTCTCTGCCGCTCCGATGAGGAGGTTCTGCAGGGCGGTTATTCCTTCGTTCAAAAGCATGTTGCCGTCGATCTCGACAATCTTGAAGGGGTTGCCCTTATGGCACTCGCCGTCGTTTAAATATTTTCTGATGATCCATTTTGTCCGGTGTTTTGCAAGGTCTATCATGGTGTCCTCCTTTAAGTTAGTTCTTAGTTCGTGGTTCGTCATTCTTGGTTAACAAAACACCAGGAACGAAGCACCGTTGAAACCTTATGTATCAAAATCTATCCCGGGCTTCTTGCCGGTAAAGGTTACGCCGGGCTTCTTGCCGGTAAAGGTTACGATCACCTTTGTCGGGGCGCCATGGACAATCACGACTGTTGCGTCGGTTCCGTGGGCGGAATCCAGGACGGAGGCAATAACGGCGATGGCCGCCATGAGGTCGGTCCCGTAACCGGTGTCGGCGACAGGGACCGTGACGGAGATCCCGCCGATGGCGTCTGTCCCGGCTGC